GCCACGCTCCCGGATGAGCCACCGACCTCCGCCCGTGTCAATGGGCACCTGCGGTTGCTCGAGTACGTCGTCAAAGGGGGCCCATGGGCGCTCATCGTCGTCATTGTGCTTACGAGCCTCGCGGGCGAGTACGGCATCCTCGACAGCCAGACGCGGCGGAATGCCGATGGCATCACGTTTCACGTCGAACAATCGAAGCGGCAACAGGAGAGCCTGGAGAAGATCCTGACTGTCCTCGAAGATCAGCGCCGCATCCAGACACAGGCCGCCCTGATCGCGTGCTTCAAAGAGGCGAAAACCGATGCCGACCGATCGGACTGCATCCGAAAGTTTTCGAGCAAATAGGAGCCACGATGCGCTACCTCCTCTGGCTGTCCGTGGTCGCCCTGACCGGCTGCTCCCTCGCCCCCTCCGACAAGGTGCTGGAGCAGCTCGGCAAGAGCGAGCGGTCGTGGTGTGTGTCCATCACGAGCGTCTACGGCACGATGCGGGCTGGTGGGACGGGCGTCCAGGGCGGGACGATGACCTGTACGCAGGAGGGGTTAGCTGTGACGGATACTGCGTCGAAAATCGGCGTGCCGATTCTGGTGGTGCCGGAAGTGTCGATCGGCGCTCCGAAGAGGCTGGACAAGTAATGGACTTCGCCGTCAGCGTCTTCGTCACCCTCGGCCTTCTCGTGGCGCTGTGGCCCTGGCTCCTCCTGGCTGCCGTCGTCGCGGTCGTGGGCTATCTCCTCTGGTCGGCGATCCGACGCCGCCGCGGGCACCTCGACTGATGGGGAGCTTCTTCAAGCAACCGTTCGAGCAGTTCCCCGTGGCAATCGACTTTGCCCCCGCGCTCCCCGCGGGCACGACCGTAAGCTCGGCCGTCTGCGCGGTGCAGGATCTGAACGACGGCACGGATCAGACGACGGCGATCCTCGTGAGCGCGAGCGCCAGTATCTCCGGTGCGATCGCCACGGTCACGATCAAGGCCGGCACGGCGGGCCATCTTTACAACCTCCGGTTCCGGGCCACGCTCAATACGGGCTCATTGCTCGAAGAAGACGCGACGCTGTCGTGCCAACAGGAGGGCCACTAAGGTGTCGGCCATCGCCCAGCACGCTGTGGATGAGGCGATCTTTGAGCGGCAGTTCGCCTGGACGATGCTCGCGCTCACAGATCTCAGCGAGGGCGGATACGTGCAGATCCGGTGGCACGGGCGGCTCACGCCGACAAACGCGATGACGCAGTGGCGGGTGCGGGTGCGCTGGCGGGGCCAGCAGCATACCGCGATCGGTCCCGTGGACACGGGTACCCGCGCGGACGCGCTGCTCCTCGCGTGTCAGCAGGCGCTCCGGTGGCTGCAACATGAAGCCGCTACGGTTCGCATGACCGTGGTAGGAGGGTAACTCCCCATGCTGCTCTTTCCGTCACTCCACTTACGAACTGGACGACGACTGTTCCACCTTCGTGGGAAGGGGTCTCCGCGCTCGGTTGGCCTCTCAGGTAGGCTTTACCTGACATGGGGAGTGTTGTTGCTGCTCGCCGCGCTGGCGATCCCGGCCTCCGCGCAGACGCCCGCGGGCGTGTCCTGTCCTGTGTCGTGGTCGCTCAAGGAGTACAACGTCTACCTGGCGACCAGTCCCACCGATCCTGGGGTGAAGGTGGCCACGGTGCCCTCGGGCTTCGGACCCGCCGCGAGCTGGTCGTGGCCGTGTCCCACGGCAGCCGGGCAATACTATGTCCGCCTTGTCGCCGTCAATCTCTCGGGCGTGGAAGGCACGTCGTCTCCCGTCGTCGCCGTCGTCATTCTGCCGCCCGCGCCGCCCCCACCTCCACCCCCACCCCCGCCTCCTCCACCTCCTCCACCTCCGCCGACAACCTCACTGCCCTCAGTCTGGACGCGGTGCGCGGACGAAAACGGCGTGTGCGCGTTTCAGGGGACGGCGGTCGTGCGCTACGGGGCCAACAGTGTCTACGTGCAGAAGACGCTGACCGATGGCACCCCGTGTACGAATGCCGTGTTTGGCGATCCGATTTTCGGAGTGTTCAAGCGCTGCGAGTACATTGATCCCGCCGCGCTCGTGGGGAGCCCGGGTCGGTGACGCGCGCGATGCCTCCCGGTGGCGCGTAAATGGCCCTCTCCCTCGGCGTCACCGCCGTTGCCTCCACCACGAGTGGCACCACAGTCACAACCCCCGCGAGGACGACGACCCCTGGGAGCACGATCGTTCTGTGCGGCGACTGGAACACGGGTGATCCTTTTGTCTCCTTTACGGACTCCAAAGGGAATACGTGGACGCAGATCCAAACGGAGTTGGGTGCGAGTCCGAGGACCCGCATGTACTATGCGGAGAACATTCTAGGCGGCACCAATCATACCTTCACGTTGACGATTACCAGTGCGGGCCAGCCGTCTATCTGGATGGTCGAGATTCGAGACGCCAAACTTGTCGGGGCCTTCGACCTCGGGGCCCGACAAGCGGATGCGGCCTCCCCCTTCACCTCGCCGGGGATCGCGACGACCGACGCGGACGAGTTTCTGGTCGGCTTCATGGGCGGCGATTCGGTGAGTAATCCGGCCACGCATACGGCGGGCGCGTCGATGACGCTCTTGGACCAAGTGACCAATGGCGCCTCCTTTTGGCCCGGCGCCACGGCCTACCGCATTGTGACGGCAACGGGCACCTACAACAGTAGCTTTACCGAAGTCGGTGCCGGGAACGGTCGCGTGTGGATCGCGGCGTTCAAGGCGCCGCCCATTCAGTTCGTCAACGGCGGGAGCAACAAGACCACCGACAGTGCCCACTCGTCTCCCGTCGTCGTGACGATCCCGGCGACCGTCGCGGGCAACGATTTGGTCGTGATGGTGGAGAACGGGGAAGACCCGGCCGCGCTGCCGACGGTCTCCTCGGTCACCGCGACGGGTGCGACCTTCGTCCGTCAGGGCGGCGTGCAGAACACGAGTGGGACGGATGGGGTCAATGCGGAGTGTTGGGTGGCACGCAACGTTGCGGCCGGCATCACGTCGGTGTCCGTGGCATGGACCGCGGCCGCCGTGGGCACGGTCAGCGTGGCGGAATACTCCGGCGTCCAGGCGCTCGGGCCGGTGGTGACGGCGACGGGGAACGGGACCAGCGCGACGATCGCGCTGACCACGCAGGATGCCGAAAACGTCGTGGTGGCCGGGCTGGGCGATGAAGACACCGCCCAGCCCGCCTTTTCCGCTGCGTCCAGCGGGACGTTCCGATCGACGCAGTATGCGCTCGGCGACGGCTCGCCTGATGTCAACGGCTGCCTGATCGACAAGGGCTCCGCGACCCCCGCGTCGGTCGTCTGTACGGTCGGGACCCCGGCCACCGCCTCGCTGTGGGCGGCGGTGGCGCTGGAGCTGCGGAGCGTGGCGGGGGGGGCGTCGCTCACGCCGAACGCCGGCGCTACGGTGCTGGCTGGTGTCGCCCCGACCCGCGTCATCGGCACGATCCTCACCCCCACGACACCATGAAAGGCTGAGCAGATGACCGAGACCGGGCACGCGGGCTTCGAAGGCGCCGCCCCAGTTGTCACGATCGGCGCGGGCAATCCGGAGGCGCTCAAATATGGCAGGCTCTGGGCGCACCCTGAGTACCGCACGGTTGCGCCCGGGGAGCAGCTCGCCCAAGTGTTCCTCGCCCAGGCGCATCCGAAGCCCGGGGCGGAAGTCCTCGACTTCGGCTGCGGCACCGGCCGCGGCGCGCTCATGCTGGCGCTCCTCGGCGGGCTCAGGGTCACCATGCTCGATTTCGTGAACAACTGCCTCGACGAGGAGGTGCGCGCCATGCTGACGACGCAGGCGCACGCGCTCCGCTTCCTCAAGGCGGACCTCGAGCAGAAGCTCCCCGTCGCCGCGCCCTATGGATTCTGCACAGACGTCCTCGAACACATCCCGCCCGCCAAGGTGGACGCCGTCCTCAACAACATCCTGCTGGCCGCGCAACACGTCTTCTTCTCCATCTCCACGGTCGAGGACTCCTGCGGCGCATTGATCGGCGAGCCGCTCCATCTGAGCCTCCATCCCTTCGCGTGGTGGATGGAGCAATTCCGCAAGCGCGACTGCGTCGTCCACTGGTCGCAGGAGGTGGACGGCGCCTGCCTCTTCTACGTGTCGGCGTGGACCGCCGGGCCTGCGATCGTCGAGGCGGGGATTCTCAATGTGACCGATGAGCAGATCCGGGCGAACGTCCAGCACAACATCGCGCAGGGCTGGACGCAGGTGCAGCCGCATCCGACCAATGACATCGAAGTCATGATCCTCGGCGGTGGGCCGTCCATGCCGGCCTTCGAGGAAGAGATCAAGCAGCATCGCGCGCACGGCGTCAAGCTCATCACGCTCAACGGGGCGTACAATTGGGCGCTGGAGCACGGGCTCACCCCCTCCGCGCAGATCATCGTGGACGCGCGGGCGTTCAATGCGCGGTTCACCAAGCCGGTCATCGCCGGCTGCAAGTACCTCATCGCCTCCCAGTGCGATCCGGGTGTGTTCGAGGGACTGCCGATCGACCGCACGCTCATCTGGCACACGAGCACGGACCTCATCACGGATCTGCTCAACGCGCAGTACGAGAAGTGGTGGTACGTGCCCGGCGGGTCGACGGTGCTCCTCCGCGCGATCCCGCTGCTCCGTATGCTCGGGTTCACGCGGTTTCACCTGTACGGCTGCGATAGCTGTCTCGCGGCTGATGACGCGCATCATGCCTACGCACAACCCGAAAACGATGCAGCGGTTGTCGTGCCGCTCTCCGTCCAGGGCGACCGGATCTTCTACTGCCACCCGTGGATGATCGCGCAGGCAACCGAGCTACAAGATTTACTAAAAGTTTTGGGGGATGAGATAGAGATCAAGATTCGTGGCGATGGGCTCTTGGCGCATATACTCAATGTAGCCGCAGAGCTAGAGGACAATAAAGCAAATGCGTAAGGGGTCGTGTCATTCAGAGGAAGCGCGGGCGAAGAACGCCGCAGCCCACCATGGCCGCGTCCCCTGGAACAAAGGCATCAAAATGAATGCTGATCAATGTGTGAACTTTGGAAAACGCCGTGGTTTCGCTCCCTGGAACAAGGGGCTATCTATGGCGTCTCCATCGGCCGAGACATTGGCAAAGAGAAGTGCAGCGCTTCGTGGAAAACCAAAGAGCATCGAATGGCGTGCGAAGATCGCCGCAGCTCTTTTAGGGAAAGCAAAATCGTTCGAGGCTCGGATTAGGATGAGTACCGCAAAAAAGGGGAGACCCGCGCACAACAAAGGGAAAATGATGTCCCCGGAGCAGAGGGCAAATAGCGGCAGGCGCCCAGGCTCCATTCCTTGGAACAAGGGCATTCCGACAGGGATAAGCCCGATGCGCGGCCCGCGGCCAGAATACAACGGCGTGCGCTTTCGTTCGTCCTATGAAGTGCGATTTGCCAAGGCGTTGGATGCCAGAGGAATCGGATGGCAATACGAGCCAAAGCGATTTGTCTTAGGCTCATGTTCATACCTTCCTGATTTTTTCGTACCCGAGACTGGAGCATTCTGGGAGATCAAGGGGTGGCATAACGCCAGCTCGCAAATGAAGGCGAGGCTCTTCCGGGAGTTGTATCCGGAACACCCCTTGATCATTGCAACACACGACGTCATCACCATGATGGAGGGATCGACAAATGGCAGTCGGCACGTGGAAGATCTACGCTCGCCTGGGCTAGTCGCGCAGTAATGCGCGATGGTAACGGCGTGAATTGTCGGGAACCCTACACGCGCAAGCGCAGGGGAATCCGCAGCCAAGCCGAGTAGGAATACTCGGAAGGTTCAGAGACTAGAGGGAGTAGGCCAGACCGGTCGAAACCTCCACGAGCGCGCCGCATCCCGAGAGGGATGAAGAGATAGTCCCAGCCTCCGTGGAAACGCGGAGTGGCCGGATAAAGAGCCGGCTGAAGGCAAGGTCATTTGAAGGCGAAGAAGTACCTCGGCGCGGGGACGATCACGCTCGGGGCTGGGGTGTTCAAGATGTCGCTCCACAAGACGAGCGCGAGCGCGGCGATCATCGTCCTCTCGACGCGCTCGACGTTCGCCTCGATCGGCTCGGAGATCTCGGCGCGCGGCGGCTATGTCGCGGGTGGGCGGAACATCGGCCCGGCGACGGGGCAGTGGACGGTCGGCGCGTCGGCGAAGCAGTACAAGTTCACCTACACGACGGCGGGGCTCGTGTTCACGGCCTCCGGCTCCTCGCTCATCAACATCCGGTTCGCGCTGATCCGGAATTCGACGGGCGCGGGCGCGGGCAAGGTGCTCTGCTTTGCCTCGCTGTCCTCAGCGCAGTTCACGATCGCTTCGCCAAACACGCTCTCCATTCTGCCGGCTGCGACGGGCGTCTTTACGCTGGCGTGACGTCCGACGCGCGTCGGCGGCCGCATGATGCGGGGCAGCGTCCGTCTCGACGGCGTCGGGGTCGTCCCGCGCGCCGATTGCCCGGCACCCCCATCCGCATCCGGCGCGCGGGCGCGTATGCCTAACAAAGGAGCCTCTCATGCCTGACATCACGAATCCTCAAGTGGTCCGCTTCGCCAACGAACACGCCCGCGTCCTGTGCGACGCCTGGGCGACGTTCTACAACACCGCCAAAACGGCGACAACTGTCTGGGCCGGCCAGGGGCTCGGCGCGCTGGTGCCGAACACGGCCGACCTGATCGCCGACGGCTCCGACGTGGACGGCCGTGGGCGCATCACCGGCGCGGCGTTGACCTCGCTCAAGGCGTTGCTGGACGCCTTCATCGCGGATGCCGAAGCGGGAGGCAACGCCAAGCGGAACGCCTTCTTCGCGGCGGCGGTGAACCCGAGAGGCTAGACGATGGCACTTCCAGCTACAACCGTCTGGGAAGTCCGCACCGATGGCAACGATGCCAATGGCGGCGGGTTCGTCACCGGTGCGTCCGGCACGGATCGGTCGCAGCAGGCCGCGGCGCAGATCGCCTACACGGACCTCGTGATCGGCGGGACGACCACCGAGTTGACGAGCGCGGCGTTTCCCTTCTCAGCGGCGGAAGTCGGCAACATTCTGAACGTCACGGGCGGGACGGGGTTCACGACGGGGTGGTATCAGGTGGTCTCCGTTGCGGCGGGTGTCGCCACGATGGATCGGTCGGTCGGGACCGGCGGGAGCACGGGCGGGACGGGGAACCTCGGCGGGGCGTTTTTGACGATTGCCCAAGGGCTCACGCTCTCCACGGTCGCTGGGATGATGGTGTATGTACGGGGAGGGACGTACAACATTACGACGGCGTTGTCGCCAGCAAGCCTTGGC